CATCGCAATACTGCGTGATAAGGCTTCGGTTGAACCCTTATCGGTGTACAACTTAAATGCTGCACCTACTTGCTGACGCTGCAACACGTCTTCCACCATGCGGTTAGCTAGTGCTGTGTCATCGCTGGTAACAAACACAGATGCACTACCATCGCCCTCGGCAAAGCCTGGAATGTAACTTCTGAACGGTGCATACTGACCAACGGCTTGACCAATGGTTGTGGTGTCAATTTCAGCCCGGCTAATATTGAAACTCCAGTTTTGCACTGAAGCTACAGCGGCAAAATCGGTATAAGCGATGGTTGCAAACAAAGCACCAAAGCCGGTAGGTAGGGCTGTTGCAGTTAGCGCCGCGCCGCCTGCGGTAGCGCTAAGCGTTAAAACACCTGTTGACGCAGTGTAACTTTGAACAAATTTAGCGCCCGCTGCAATGCAGTTGGTTGTGGTTGCGCCAGCGGGATAGGTCAATGTTACGGGGTCGTTGACTTTGAAACCTAAATATGCACCAACCTGAATACTGGAACCAGATGCAGGAAAAGCGGAGGCTGCAAGCTCAACGCTAGTACCAGCAGGCTTGTAGTAGAGCGCGCCGGACGTACCGGATAGAACTGTGGTTGCCATGGAAAAGGGGGCGACGGTATGCGGGCGCGGCCCGGCTGTCTATAGTCTAACGCGCCAGTGCAAATATGCTGCTAGGGGTAAACAGTGGCAATAAAACCGCAACTGAATCGCCCGATGTAGTGGGGCAGATCTACAGGTGCGTCAAAAGTAGGCCCATCGATTTGGTTTACGCGGGCATATACACCTGCTCCAGCTGCTCGCGGTGTTGCGTTTAATGTCTGAAATGCTCCTGTTATTGCAGCAATTATTGTTTGATTGCGAACTGAACCTTTGCCTTTCGGTGTGTGGACACGACAAGTGATCGCTCCACGTACATAATCAAAATCTGCTTTTAATGCTACTTCTGTTGTTAAGCCGAATGTAATGTTCACCATTACGTATTCGCTTGTACTGGTTAGAGTCGATGCGGCTAGGTTGTCAAAAAAGACTGGAACGGCAGGACTTAACGCAGCACAGGCTGTTGCTATTGGGGCTTCGTAGGCTGCTCGAATTGCTTGGTAGTTCATTAGCCAAATCCTTGGGCTGTACCAAAACTTGGTGGAGCTTTGAGTCCTGTTCTAAAGCCTTTAGCTAGATCTTTGTTCAAAGCTCCGCCTGCGTTATAGGTAGGCCACCAATCTTTAGGCGCGGTGCTCGTGTTAGGGCCGTCGGTTCCAACTAACTGACCCCGAGTTGCGTTAGCTGGGCGGTATCCTTTAGTTTGATTTTTAACCGCTTTACCATCAAAACTGTTGGGGTCGTACACGTAAGGGGTGAGGTCCATAGCCACGTCGGCATGGGGTGCTCCGTTGACGATAGTGTACCAAATTCCCGCTGTTTGGAATTTTGTTGCCGGTACATTTCGCAGGTCGTATTTATATAGACCGGATGCCTTGCGGGGGCCACCTGGAGAATCGCCTTTAGGTACGGCGTACCACGCAGATGAAAACTCTCCGCTATAACCTGGACCTGCTTCTACCAAGCCGTTCATTATTTGGACGCAGGTTGTTCTTGCTGCACGAATTGTTACATCCTTTAAGTCTTTTACTAAGAATTTAAGGTCTCTTGCCATTACTCTGGCCTCGCTATAAGGCTGAAGAATACTGGAGATGTGCCACGGTAGGTTTTGATGTCAATTAGGCGGGCTTCGCGACTTACACCATTTTCGAGGTATTGGATGCGGTCACGGATTGAAGGCTGGTGAGCAGGTAAGGAGGATGCGGCGATGTAGATTTTGAGGTCGCCGGTTTGATACAAGCCTTCGCTTTCTTCTTTGTTGACTACTGCAATGATTGCGTTGAGGGTTACGTTTACGTCGGTTACGGTTACTACACCGGTTGTGGTGTTGTAGCTATCGGTGCCAGCTTTTATGTAGGTGATGGAAATGCCCCACTTGTCGATTAGGGGGCTTGGGATGGGGCCGAATACGTCGTCTATGGCAGCCATTAGTTTCTATAGGTAGGGATTTGGCGGACGTTGGATGCGTTACGGACCCAGCAGCGCAGATAGCTTTTGAGCCAGGGGAGAACGTCAACGATGCTGTCTACGGAAGATACGGCGTCCGAGCTGCGGTATTCCACTTTTAGATCGCCGAGTTCCACCTTGTCATAGGCGCCAGGGCCGGTGGTTGAGCCACGCATAAGCGTGGGGGTGGTGATTAGGGCTTGTGCGGTTTCGGCGGTGGCGGCTTGGATGTCGGCGGGAATGTAGGTTGCGTCTGCTTCAACACCGTCGCAACTTACGTCGGTGCGCGGCCACTTCAAGGCTTGCGTGGTGCTGGCGCGGTCGCCGTAGTATTCCAGGCTCTCCAGCCAGCTTGTTGCTGTGATTAGGGCGGCGGCTTTGTCGTCGGCGCTGGCTGCTGTCCAGCTTGCGTTGCCTAGACGGTCGCCAAAATATGTAGTCGCTGCTGCTACTGTAATGTATGAGTTTGAGGTTGATCCCCCCAACGTAGCAATCAGCGTTGGCATGGCGGCGGCTGTTTATGTTCCAGTTTAGGCGATGTATTGCAGGTAGCGGGCTGCTTTGAGCGGTAAGTTTTTCTTTTGTGGGCGGGTGGTGCCGTCTTGGACGTGGGGGAAGGATACGTGATAGATAGTGTGGCCGTCCATGGCAATTCCAGCGTCAATATCGTGGCGTTGGGACCATGGTGCATCAACCGTCCAGGTTGCTGTACCATCTGTAATGTAGAATCTTGCAATTTTCATGGCCACTAAAAAACTGTCCGAAAATGTTGAACTGGAGGCTGCACCTGTGTGTTCTCCTTTTGGTTCCAGTCCTCGGAAGTGGGCGGATGTGATGCCGCAAATTCAGAAGAAAGTTGCGGAAGGGATGAACTATCAGGAGGCGGCTGATGCTCTTGATGTTAGCTATGTTCTGGTTAATCAGTTGGCTACACAGTCGTACAAGTCTTCCATTCATACGGAAGAGTTGTTTGAGGTGCAGGAAAAGAAGCGTTTGGGTTTGATTGATTGATACAAAAAAGGGGCTCAAAAGAGCCCCTCTTATACCTTTTGGTGATGCTTATGCGTAAGCAGAAGTGTCGAAAGGTGTGTTCACAAGGAGGCGTACCAGGGGCACGTTCTTGGAGTTTACGTAAGCCAGAGTCCAGCTAGAGGTGTTACCCAGGTTGCCAGAAGATGTTGCATTGGTGGGGTTGTCAGTGGATTCAGACCACTTGGTTCCCAATACGTGATAACCGTAGTGGTAATCGACTGCCATCACGTCCTGGAGGGACAAGATGTTGCGGTCGGTTGCAATACGGAGATCCTGTTGGATACCTTCGGAGATAACGCCAGACTTGAACAGGTAAACGGGGTACTTAACGATGTGAGTCGCGGTACCACCGGTCAAGTTGGTGAGCTGGTCGTCGATTACCACACGGAGACCAGCGAACTGGGCTACGTCTTCGCTTGTCACACCTACACCGCCACCGCCCCACACAACAGAACCGGCTGCGGATAGTGCAGAGGTGCTGAAGGTGAGCATACCAACTTGCTGCAAGTAGGCAGCTACGTTGGAGTGCATTGCAATTACGTCGAGGTCAGAACTGCGCTCACCGAGCTTCAGTTTGGCCTTAACAACGTTTGCTGCGGTCAGGTAGTTGGCTTCGGTTACGGAGCCAGGAACGCCTGCAAAGGAAGCGTTTACTGTGTTGGCACTCAAGATACCGTCGGAGGCGATGCCGCCGAAAATACCAGCGAGTTGTGCCAGTAGGGTGGTGGTTTTGAGCTTGTTGATCGCAGCGGTTAGCTGGTCACGAACGTGAGCGAGAGGATCAGCGCCACTGCCGAGCTTGCCAAGATCGTCTGCCGCGTAGCTAAAGCCACGGTGCAGAATTGTCATAATTTGTTCGTCGGCTGTTACACCGGCAGGGCTCATGTAGCCGCCGCTACCCCAGGTGTGGTTCGACTGAATTACCACCTCGGTGGGGGCGATTGCGTCGAAGAAAGGCACACGTACACGGGTGCCGCCAGCACGGGCGTCGAGAGCAGCGTTGCGCTGTACGATGCCGGACTGAACCCACTTGGACTGTTGGAAGATACCTTCAGCTACGTAGCTGAGGAACTCGGGGCGGGCAATCAGGTTGCTCAGGAATGTAGTTCCAGAGCCGTAGTTTTGTAAAACAGCAGTCATTGGGAATTACCGGAGGAAAGGTTTACGATGCTTGGCCTCCCCACAGGGGTGCCCCACAAGGGCTAGGTTGTTGCTTCTGCTTTTAATAGTTTAGCCACGTCTGGATTTTCAGCAAGCAGGCGAACTTGCTCGGTTATGTTCCAGCTTTCGCGGCGGAATGGGTTTGCAGTGCCCGGTAATACGCTGGGGCGTGGCGCTGTTGTTGTGCCCATTCCAGCGCGATTTTGTGCCGCAAAATGGTGTTCGTAACCGCTGCCTGGGTTGCGTAATCCTGCTACATAGTCGGTGAGGGCAACTTCTACGCCACCTTTTATTGCAACGGGAGTGCCATCTTTGGATTGGAGGTCGTCTTGCACGAGGCGGTAGAGCTGGTCGGGTGCAAGTGCTCCAGCGGCGGATAGGTCAGAGATGGCGCGGGCTTTGAGCTGTTCGCGGCTGTAGTTAGTTTGAATTTCGCCTATTTTCTGTTCGCGGTCTTGTAGTTGGGCGCGGAGGTCGGCGTTTGTTTTTTGTGCTTCTTCCCAAAGTGTGCGAAACTCACCGGATTGTTCCAGTTGTTGTTGTTGGGCGGCTTTTTGGGTGGTTTCTATTTCGTCGAGGCGGCGTTGTAGGGCCTCGCGGGCTTCTTTATCGCGGCGGCGTTCGCCTATTAGTTCCGTATTTTTGGATCGCAGTGCTTCGATTTGCATTGCGAGATCGGTTGGTTCAGCCACGGGCTGCTCAATAGCGGTCTCCACTGGAGCCGTTTCGAGTTGTTGTTCAGACACGGAAAATTAGGTCTCAGGACTTTCGTAGTTTAACTCTTCTGTAGTAGAAACCCCGTTACCTGCAATACGCTCCAGCTCGTCTTCAATGTCTAGGTCGTCTGGTAAAATCTCGCCGCGTCGTAAAATCTCAAGTAGTGTCTCGTCGGATAACTTGCCTTTGGTGTTCAGATCTGTGATGGCTGTTATGTCCTGGCCGATCAGACGGTAGAAGTCAAAATCACGATCCAGGTAGATTTCGGGTGGTTCGATGCCTACATACTGGGATGCCATCTCAAATGCACGTTTTAAGCCGGAACATACCTCCATGCTTAGTACCGCTAACACTGAATTAGATTGGGCCTGGTCAATACGTTTAGAATCTGCGGATTCGGCTACAAACTTTTGGCCGAACAGTTTTGTGATGCCCAAAGTGGACATTTGGGTTTCGATTGCTGTTATTTCTGCTGCTTGCGCGGCAAAACTTGTGGCGTCCGACTGCACGTAATAGGCTTTGTTGCCTGGTGACATCGCTAGGGCGTAGTTCACGCCGACCGATACTTCGTTGGTGTCCATGTCCCAGCCTTCTAGGATCAGGATGGGCATTGCGGCGACGTGGAGTGCGTGGATTAGGTCGGCTTGGCGTTGGTAGTGGGTAATGTTAAGATTTGCAATGTCAAGAAGTGGTGGTTGGGACCGTAACATCCCCAGGCGGTTGGCGTAGATGGGTACTAGGGGGATTTCGGGGAGGGTGAACTCACCGGATTCGTGCAGAATGAAGCTGTTTTGGCCTTGGATGTATAAGTCGTAGCTGCCGGGATAGATGACGCGCATCTGCTCTACTTGCGTTTCGCCGAAGTCGCCTTGGGGTTGAGTGGTGTATTCGTGGATGCGGACTTGGGTTAGTGGGGATGTTGGTAGTGTGTTTTCTTGGCGCCAGCCCCAGATTTGGGGTGCTTCGACTGGGACGAAGTAGGGGCGGCGTTCCAGTGCGCGTTCTTCGGCGAGGCTGAGGGCGACGCTGGCTGGGGGGTAGTCAACGAGGATTGCGCTGTGGCCGTAGGTCAGGCTGGAGACTAAAATGCGGCGGGCAAATTCATTTAGGTCCGAGCCGAGGCCGTCTACGTTTTCGGAAAAGGTTTTCCAGTAGTCGTCGCCTTCGATGTGGATGGGTTTGCGCAGGATTGCTCCAGCGGCGGTTTCGATTATGCGTTGGGTGTAGGGGGAGAGGACGGAGCGGGCTATGCGGGATTCCCAGGCGTCGTCGGTTTCGCGGGGTTCTTGGGGGAGGTAGCTGGCGGCTTGGCTGCGGATGAAGTCGGAGCCGAGGGTGACGGCGGCCATTGCGTTCCAGCTCGCAGTCATTGCGATTGCGTCGAGGGAACGGGTGAAGGGAGTATCGCTGATGCTTTTGCTGATTGTGCCAACTGCGCCGGTATATGTCATGAGGGGAGTTACATTGCTCCTATTTTGACAGATACTGTTGCCGTGCTTGTGCTGGTTAGGGTAGTTAGGTGGATTCGGATGAAGCGGCTGGGTTGGTTTTGGGCAAAGAATATGTGTGTGCCATCTGCATCGATCGTACTAGAATCACCTGCTTTTTTTGATACTACAGTTAGATCGGAA